TTCCGTATTCTTTCGCTTTTTTGGTAGTCATTTCGTTTCTCCTTGTTTGTTTATCTCTCTGACTTGATATAAGTATACACTAATCAAGATAGAATGTCAAGGGATTTACATACGAATTTCTAATCTCTAATCTAGTGTTCTAATTTGTTCTAAAAAACTATCAAATCAATATTCACATCTTGAAACCCAGAAAAACTGTGCTATAATAAAATCAAATTTAGTCTTTGGCGGCCATGGCTAAACCAAGCCGTCAAAACGTCAAGAAACTGTGTATCAAAACGGGTACTTGATCTCGAAAGAGACAGGTACCCGTTTTTTATTTATCCATCGTCTCGTTGGACGGAAAATTCGGAAAGGATAAAATATGACCGAAAAAGAGGACGTCAAAGAAAAGGAAGAAGAGAAGGACCAGGAAAAAGACCAGAAAAGCGGATCGTCTGCGGAGACGGAAAAAACCGGAAAAGACCGCGAGGGTTATATTCCACGGGACCGCTTCGATGAAGTAAACCAACAGGCCAAAGATCTACAAGAAAAGCTGGACCAGATAGAACGGGACCAGAAGAAGGCCACTGAAGAACGTCTTGCTAAGCAGGACAAGTGGAAAGAGCTTGCCGAAAATAGAGGCAAGGAACTCGACGAAGCCAAGGTCAAGGCCGACAGACTAGACTCATACGAAGAGACCCTACAGGGTGTGTTGGACGCACAAGTAGACCAGGTCCCGGAAGAACTCCGAACGCTAATTCCTGATGAATTGACTACTCAGCAAAAACTCGACTGGTTGGCACAGAATCAGGCCATACTCACAAAGAAACAGCCGTTCGACATCGGCGCTGGAAAACGTGGCGGCGATAAGGAAAAACAGATCGAACTGAGCAACGAAGAACGAGCACAGGCCAAAAAGATGGGATTGTCGCCAGAGGAGTATGCTCAAGCTAAGTAAACAGGAGTTTTACCATGGCAACACGAGGCTTTGAATTCGCGTATTCGCTGGATGGATCCACGCCAGTAATTCGCGATTTTATTTTAGGCGCTGCCGCTGACCATTTGGTAGGTGATCTTATGTTGGTCCAGTCTGACGGTTATATTGACGCCGTTACCGGGACCACGACCGAGGTCACTTGCGTAATGATGGAGGCCGTCGCTTCTGGCGATGTGACCGCCGGAACTACCAAGGCAAAGGCAGCCATTATCACCCGCAATCAGGTCTGGCGATGTTCCACGGATGCGGCAACCGCTGCGACCGCTTTGGTCGGAACCGTCAAGACTTGGGACACGGCGGATAAGAACACAATCGACGCTGACGACGTATCTAATGGCGCGATGATTGTGGCAGAAGGCGAACCGTCCCCGGCCGATATTTCCGGCCGCCTGGATGACGACGGCAATGTGATTGGATACGTTGTATTTGCCGATACTACGTTCGGGAACACATAAGGAGTGAAATATGGCTATCTCAGAACAATGGGCCGAACTTCTTTCGCCCGGACTTAAAGCAATATTTGAAAAACAGAGGGACGCTCTGGCCGCTGAGGCCGTGGCTCATTTACTGTTCAGTATGAGCGGATCCAGCAAGGTCAACGAAGAGGACCTGGGAGTGGGTGGATTTGCGGATTGGGAAGAATACAAGGGCGCAATCGAGTACGATGACCACGATCAGGGCTATAAAACCACGTTCACACACGTGGAATTTGCCCGTGGCTTCAAGGTCGAGCGTAAACTTGTAGACGATGATCTGTACAACATCATCAATGCCCGTCCCCGTGGCTTGGCTCTCTCTGCCATGCGCAAGAGAGAAAAGGACGCCGCTGATATCTTCAACAATGCCTTCGATACTGGGGCCGCCAATTTAGGCGCCGACGCCCAGTCCCTATGTGATGGTGCTCACCCTCACAGCCCTGCCAATACTGCATCAACTCAATCCAATTCTGGCACATCAGCACTAAGCCGAACGTCGATCATTGATACCCGCCAAACAATGCGAGCCTTCACCGATGACCGTGGCGAATTGATTCAGGTAAATCCTGACACGATCTTAGTACCCCCGGAACTGGAAGACGAGGCATACGTCGAAGCCCGGACCCCCCATAAGACCGGATCGGGAGACAATGACCTGTCCTTTGTCAACTCCCTGGGTTTGCGCGTTATTGCCTGGGATTATCTGACCGATGCTAACAACTGGTTCTTGATTGACTCCCAGATGGCGAAGTTCCACCTGAAATGGTATGACCGTGTCCCCCTGGAGTTCGCAATGGACCCCACCAGTGACTTCACCCTTGAAGCTCGCTTCCGTGGCTACATGCGCTACAGCCTTGGTTGGAACGATTGGCCTTGGATTTATGGGCATAACGTAACCTAAAAGTAGATAAACTTTGAAATGGGTACGGAATATATCTACAAGGTATGCTCTATTTGTCTTGGTGATGGCTTGTTTGTTGATTTTGTCGAAGGTACTCCCCGTGAAACGGAAGAGTGCCCCCGGTGTAAAGGGTTAGGCAAGGTCCTCTGGGGCTTCCTGCAAGACGAACTTGAAAACGAAGAATAACAATTGGGCGGGTTGAGATAGCCCGCCCGATTTCATAATAGGAGCAAATCATGTTAGTTTTATTGAAGAAAGATTGCGGTATCTACTTGAAGGGCGACGTCATTGAAATGGCCCGAGCGAAAGGGCAACAGTACATCAATGGCGGTTTTGCCGAGGAAGTTGTCCCGACCGTGGTCGAACCCGAACCTAAGCCAGAACCGAAGAAAGCCCCTGCCAAGAAAAAGGCGCCCGTAAAAAAGGCCGCTAAAAAGTGAAGAAGCTGGCCCTAGTCGGTGGTGACGAAGGGACACGCTCGAATGCTCCTTATGAAGATGAATCCTTCGACGTCTGGGGCTTCACAATCGGACCTAATCAGCCCTGGTTCCCCAGGTGTGACGCTGTTATTGAAGTTCATAGATCGGCTTTATACCTTACTCACCCTGACGATCCGCTTTATTGGGCTTGGCTTCAAGCTACTACTGCTGAAGTTTTTATGTTCGATGTCCGAGAAGATATCCCGAACCGTCGCACGTTTCCGCTCATGGAGATCCGGCGACACCTTCTCTCGAATATCAGCCTGGATGGAGAAGAGATCCTAAACTTCGGGTCCTCAGCCGACTACGGCTTAGCCCTGGCAATACTTTTAGGATACGAGCATATCGATATATACGGTATTGAAATGAAGGCCGACTCGGAGTATCAGGCACAGCAAGTGTCTTGGGCCTTCTGGGTGGGACTGGCAACTGGGCGAGGAATTATAATCAATCTGAAGAGCGGTGGCCACATGTTCCACCGGCAACTATACGGCAGAAATATGTTCGGTGAGGACACACTGGCATTTTTGAGAATTGAGAGGCAATAATGATTAAGACACAAACTATTAAAGTGACCACGACCGGGTCCGCCGGATCTGCTACTGGTGCTGGAATTACAGGTGCCGCAGTGACCGGAAAAATCTTAGCCCTGTATATCAATTACCACGCTTCCACCCCCGCCACCGCTGACCTGACAATCACGGAGCGCAGAGGGTCCACAGATATTCAAACCATCTGGACCGAGACTAACAGTACGACCGATATTGTCAGATATCCCAATACCCCGGCCCAGGATAACGCAGAGAATGCAGTCACCTACGATGGGACGAACGAGATTTATATCCCATTTGTCACAGACTCGAAAATCCGGGCTTCTCTTGCCCAGGCTGACGCTCTGACTGACGCTGTGGTGGTCGAAATTAGATACGACGACGGCACATAGTCAGTCTGTGAAGGATTAAAATGGCAGAAACTTTCACCTTTGATAATACACTTTCGGACAACCTTGCTAAAGTACGTTTCCATATTGGAGACACGAACTCGGAAGGAAATTATTTGTGGGACGAAACCATAAACGCCCTGATTACTTCCGAGGGGTCCGTTGGTGGAGCCGTGATCGCTTGCTTGAAATTCATTATCACCCAGTTGTCGAGCCCGAATTATAAGCTGGACTGGCTGACGGTCACGAATGACACGGCCAGGGAAGGGTTCGAAAAACTGCTAAAATTAAAATCGCAGGAGTTCGGCGTGTCCCTGGGTGGGACCGCAACGACAACGATCAAACAGCCCTACCGGGACGACTCAGGTCAGTATTCATCTACGACCAGAGAAACGACCACGGACAATGAGACCAGCATTTATGACGGCAGACCATAGGTTGTCTAAGATGGCCTATCCTATCAAAAATTGACCCATTACAGAGATAGCCTATTATGCCAAGACTACCAAGTGCGAGACAGGTTGCAGAACTACAGCGGAGAACCGAAGATTTCTTTTACGGTGACACGGCCGCGGTGCTGTCTGATACCGTCAATTCTCTTGACGCTTACGGGCAGCCTAATGTCACGGTAACGACCACTAATATTTCGTGCTCGTTTACTGACAAGCCAAATAAGGAAAGATGGCTTGTAGACGCTGACATCGAACAGATTGACGCTGAGATCCGCTTCACTTCTCCGGCTCCGGCAAAGGGAAACCGCATCACGCTCAAAGGCCGATTTGATGGTTCAGGCTATACAGACAAGACCTTCGAGATTGTCGGCATAAATGACCGTGACGTATTTGGGTACGTGTGCGCACTCAAGGCGGTGCAGATATGACTGTCACTGTGAAAGTTGATACCAAGCAGGTCGAAAGAGCACTGAAAGGCGGCGAGTTTTCCATCGGTGACATGCTGGACATCGAAAAGCCCGTAGCCCTGACGATTGTAAACAAGCAAAAAGAGCTTGTGCCGGTCGATACTGCAGCCACTAAGACGAGTATTATGCCAGGCATACAAGAGACAAGCGCCACGCAGGTTATCGATCATATCGGACCCCAGACGGAATATGCCCCATTTATTGAACTGGGCGTAGCGTCAAAGCCGAATTATCCAATACAACCGTTTGTGAGACCGTCTGTATTTGGCAATGAGCGCACGATTCAACGGGTAGCATCGGCAGCGTTCGATGCAAAGATAAAACAAAAATATGGCTGATTTAGAAGCTAATTTATTGACTTATCTAAAAACGGTCGGCGGAGTGACGGCCATTTATGGCGCCAGTCCGACCAGGATTTATATTGACAGGATAGACAAAAGGATTACCGTCGCGTATCCTTATGCAATTATTAGAACGGTTACAGAGGCACCCGACTACGCCCACGACGGCGCGCTTCCAGATAGAACACTTGTGCAGATTGACACGTACAGCGATAGTAAGACCACAGCCAATTCGGGACCGGCGGCACTTGTTACCGCCCTATCGGGATATGCCGGGGCGATGGGCACAATGTCTGACGTGAACTCGTATATTGAAGATACCCGCGGGGGCTGGTTCCCAGAAGCCCGTGTATTTCGCCGCTCATTAGATGTGGCGATAAATCAGAACGGATAGGAGTAATTATGGCTAAAGATGATGCCTATGGAACTCAATTGAAGATCGGCACCAACCAGGTGGAAACCGCCGTCGTTGCAATCACAACCATTACGGCCGGGAATTCTAACTGGACCCTGACCGCATCAGGGATGACAGGATCTCCAATTACCACGGTCGTTGCCCTGGCGAATGACGACTCGGCCGATACCGTGGCCACAAAAGCCGCCGCCGGTATGAACTTAGATTCTGATATCACGGACCTATTCTCGGTTGTGGCCAATGGTCCTAATGTAATTATTACCAGACTGGTCGCCGCCGCAAACGACGGGACCCTAAACTTGGCCTATGCCGATGACACCTCGGGCGGACTGACTGACGATGCGACAAGCAATAATACAACCGCTGGCGTTGCATTGACTACTGTTGCCCAGGTGACGAACGTCTCAGGGCCTAGTCTCACATTAGATAGCGAGGATGTCACTTGTCACGACAGCACGAGCGCATTTGAAGAGGTGGTAGGTACGATACTCAGAGGCGGCGAAATGACGTTAGATATCGTCTACGACCCCGCAGACGACACCCACGACGCCACGGCCGGGAGTGGGCTCTTATCAAGGCTCGAGGGAAGGGCGCTGACTAATTTCTCGCTGATATTCCCTGATACCGGATCTACCACATGGGCCTTTGACGGCTACGTGTCCGGGTTCGAGGATAGCGCAGCTGTAGACGGCGCTTTGACAGCATCAGTAACTATCAAGTTGGATTCATCCCCAACTTTAGTATAAGGAGTTTATAAAATGGCAAAGTATGACGCATACGGAACTGAGTTATACCGTGGAACCAGCACGGGGACGGCTTACGTCCAGGTTACGAATATCAGCGGTCCAGGCTTGACGCTGGACACAGAGGACGTGACAAGTCACGATTCAACATCGGCCTGGGAAGAGGTTGTTGGTACTATTCTGCGAAGTGGTGAAATTACGGTGGACATCGTTTATGACCCCGCCCACGCTACGCACAAGAACGCTGGCAGCGGTCTACTGGCTGACCTGGTAGGCAGAGCATCGGCTACTTATACGCTGGTATTCCCTGACGCTGCTACTACTGAATGGACATTCAGCGCATTTGTGACAGGCTTTGAGCCTGCTGCGCCAGTCGATGGGGCACTGACCGCTTCGGTTACGTTCAAGCCGACCGGTGTTGTTACGTTGGTCTAAAGAATGAAAGGAGCATAAGAATGTCACTTGACCGTGATGCAATTCTTCAGGCACAAGATATTGATATCGAATCCGTAGACGTTCCTGAATGGGGGGGGAGCGTCTACGTCAAGGGCATGACGGGTACTGAGCGTGATGCCTTTGAAACGTCCATAGTTCAACAGCGCGGGGATAATCCCACCGTAAACATGAGCAACATTCGGGCCAAGTTAGCGGCTCAAACGATATGCGATGAGGATGGGAAGTGTCTGTTCACCAAGACAGATGTCAAGCTCTTGGGGAAGAAGTCGGCCCTGGCACTTGACCGCGTTTTTTCTGTTGCTCAAAGATTGTCTGGTATTTCTGGCGATGATGTTGAGGAATTAGCGGAGGGGCTGGAAGATAACCCTTTCGATGGTTCTGTTTCCGATTAGCCCTCGCCCTGGGCATGACCGTTGCCGAATTACTGGCAAGGATATCAAGCAGAGAGATTACCGAATGGATGATCTTTTATAATCGAGAGCCATTCGGGGGCGATACTCAATATCTGGGGCACGCTATCACGGCGAGCACAATCGCCAACGTAAACAGAGGAAAAGGTAAGAAAGCATTTACCGCTGATGACTTTATGCCAGAATTCAAGGAAAACAAACCACAATCTACCGAGGAAATGATAAACTTTGCGGCCGCTATGACCGCCGCCCTGGGTGGACAGGATAATCGAGATGGCTAGTATTGCAACGATTTGGGTAAAACTAGGGCTAGACTCTAAAGGCTATTCTGGCGGTCTCGACGAGGCGACCAGAAAAACCGGTAAGGCTGCACAACAAATGGGGAAAAAGCTCACCGGGATTGGCGTTGGCCTTACTGCTGGATTAACCGCACCTATTGTTGGTGCTGGTATTGCAGCGGGGAAAATGGCCGTCGATCTGCAAGAGAGTCAGAATGCTGTAAATGTTGTGTTTGGCGAAGCGGCCGACATTATGGACGCCTACGGGGAAACCGTTGCTACCACGGCCGGACTGTCAAGGGCAGAGTTCAATCAGCTGGGCGCCGTCACGGGTGCGTTTCTAAAGAATGTGGGGTTCGATACCGCACAGGCAGCAGAGGAAACTATCAAGCTGACAGAACGCGCATCGGATATGGCGTCAATCTTCAACACTGACGTATCTCAGGCGCTAGAGGCTATCCAATCGGGGCTCAAGGGTGAGTTCAACCCACTAGAACAATTTGGCGTTAAACTCAATGCGGCGGCAATA